TAATTAAAGTACCTAAGACGTTAAGCTTTATTAAAAGGTTACAATGAAGATAGCACATGAAGCTCCTATTAGTATATTTCCAGCTGTACAACGGCTGACTGATTACGATTATGCTCTCGTACATTTGTTCGAGAGTAACCCTATTTACTGGAATCAATTTAGAGATGCAGTAATTAATGGTCGAGAAGTAATTCTCGACAATAGTATTTTTGAACTTGGTACTGCATTTGATAGTGACAAGTATTATAGCTGGATTAAAAAACTTATTCCTACCTGGTATATTATTCCTGATGTGTTGGAAGATTGCGATGGTACTCTTCGTAATCTAGACGACTGGCAAAGCAAGTATAAGTTTGAAGGTACTGGCATTAAGTCTATTGGTGTTATTCAAGGTAAGAACTATGATGAGATGGTTCGTTGTTATAAGGAAGTGGAACCTCGAGTAGATAAGGTTGCTATTTCATTCGACTACTCATATTATGTTGAGTCGACAAAGAACCTTGAGCCTATGAATAAGTTTGCTGCATGGATGTTTGGTCGCCAGAAGTTTATTTCTATGCTACTTAGTGATGGTATCATTAATAAGAATAAACCTCATCATCTACTAGGTTGTGGTCTACCTCAAGAGTTTATAGCATATAGAGGCTATGACTGGATTGACTCGGTAGATACTTCTAATCCTATCGTGCACGGTATTAATTATGTACGATATGGTACAAATGGTCTTACTAATAAAATCTCAACTAAGTTAATTGAATATATTTCTGAAGACATTTCAGTTGAACAATTAAAAGATATACAGCATAATATAAAGATGTTTAGGAGTTTCTGTAATTGAAGAAATGGGTAGCTCTTTTTAGTCAAACTGGTAGTGAGATTAAGAGGCTGGCGATCGAGTATGATCGCTGGCCCGATATTATTTTGACTAACAATAAAAATGTAGATGAATGGAAAGATAATATTCCTGCTAATGCTATTGTATTAACTTCATTAGAAATAAATGACTATCTTATTGGGTTGGAAAATCCAGAAGAATATATTGTTACTCTTCATGGCTACTTAAGACTGTTACTTCCTGAAGTATGTGAGCATCTAGAAATCTATAATGGTCATCCGGGTCTTATTACTTTGTATCCTGAACTTAAAGGTAAGGATCCTCAGGAGATGGCTTGGAATGGTACGTATGGTATGATTGGTTCAGTTGTGCATCGTTGTACTGCTGAGCTAGATGGTGGTGAAATAGTTAAGTCAGTTAGCTATGTTAACCGTTGCTTAACTAAAGAAGATCTTTATAATACTCTTAAAGATGCTTCGTTCTATGCATGGAACTTTTTTCTTAAGGATAAGCTATGAGAATTGGTTTAGCTGGTGCTCAGTCGGTAGGTAAGACTACTCTACTGAATGCTTTGCGTTCAGAGAAGTCTTTGAAAGACTATCAGTTCTGTGATGAGGTAACTCGTTGGGTAAAGAGTCTTGGTCTTGAGATTAATGAGCAAGGTAATGATCGTACTCAAGAGTTGATTATGATGAAGCATGTGTATAATTTGCATATGTTTCCTAAGATGATTACTGATCGTACTATTCTTGATTGTTTAGTATATACTATCTACTTGCGCAATAAAGGTATGTTATCTGCTAATACAATGGATCGTATTAGTGATCATTATCAGACTCTTATTAGTCAGTATGACTATATCTTTTATATTCGTCCTGAATTTGAGATTGTACCTGATGGTGTAAGATCTGTTAATAGAGAGTTTCAAAGTGAAATTGCCGATACATTTGAGCAAGCAGTTCATGTTATGCCTGATGAAGCAAAAAAGAAAGTTAATTTTATTAGTGGCTCTGTTCGTGAGCGTGTAGAAAAGGTATTGGAGAAAATTAATGTCTAAGATTGAAGAAATTGCATCAGTACATCTAGGAAAAGCTGGCGATGGGTCTGTTGTTAAGCCTTATGTTACTCCCGATTCTGTTGATCCTTCTCTTTTGGTGGGCATCCCACGTCATCTCAACAGGACACAGTATAACATCGACGATCAAGCTCTTCCTTTTGTTGGGTCTGATACTTGGAATTGTTATGAGTTTTCCACGTTGGCTAATAACGGTTTCCCTATTAGTGGCGTTGTACGTATTGTATATTCTAGCGATAGCCCTAATATCGTTGAGTCTAAAAGCTTGAAGCTTTATCTTAACTCATTTAATATGCAAAAGTGCGGTGACTCTGCTTGGGAAGTCATTGACTATGTTGAAGGTCAAATTACCGAAGATCTTGTTAAGGCATTAGGTACTGAAGAAGTCTTTGTTGCTTTCCTTGATACAGGTGATCGTGTAAAGCCTCCCATGGCCAACATCTTCAATACTATTGAAGATCACGTTGATACTTTTGATCTTAAATTTGATCAGTATAATGAAGATCCTAATACTCTAGTAGTTACTGTTAGTAGTGAATCGGAATGGAAGTTCCATCATTCTGCAGCTCTTCGTTCTAACTGCCGTGTTACTAATCAGCCTGACTGGGGTGATGTGTACATTGTTATTTCAGGACATAAGCAGGTAACAGAAGAGTCTCTTCTTCAGTACATTGTATCCATGCGTAAGGAAAATCACTTCCATGAAGAAATCTGTGAGTGTATCTACAAGCGACTTTTAGATCTTCTTGAACCTAAGGAACTTCTTGTTGCATGTCTCTATACACGTCGTGGTGGTATTGATATTAATCCTGTACGCGCTTCTAACGAAGCAATTATTCACACATACGCACGCAATTTGACTAACGCATATATTCTTAATGAAAAAACATTGAGGCAATAATATGGCAATTAAATTAAATGGTGGTGGAACTATTACTCCGCAACCTTCCGTTAACACACTACAAACAACAAAAGCACCTGATACACCACCTGCATCAACTATGTCATCTCAACCTACTAAACCTCTTTTTACACCAGTTCGTCGTGAACAAGGGCAAAAGAAGGAAATGGTACATCATCCTGATCATTACGGTGGTAAGGAGAATCCATACGAGGTTATTAAAGTTATTAGAGCATGGAATCTTAGCTTCTCACTTGGCAATGCTGTAAAGTATATTGCACGAGCTGGTAAGAAAGATCCATCAAAGAGAATTGAAGACCTTCATAAGGCTATGTGGTATTTACAAGAGGAAATTAACAGTGAATATGAACGAAGCGCTAAGTAAGCTACCTGATACAGAACATAATGTGGTAGCTGTACTTTCTGGTGGTCTTGATTCTACCATTATGACTTATCTTCTTGTAAAGAAGTATGGCAATGAGCGTGTATTTGCTCTATCATATAATTATGGTCAGAAGCAAAAGTTGGAACTTGAGATGGCTTCAAGGACCTGTAGCTATCTTAATATTCAACATAAGATTCTTGATCTTGGTATTCTTGGTGAGATTGTAAAGAATGTATCTGCTAACATTGGTGGTACTGATGTTGCAATGCCTACTATTAAGGATGTTCTTGGTGATCCACAACCAAAGACTTATGTACCTTTCCGTAACATGATTCTTAACTCTCTTGCATTCTCATATGCAGAAGCAAATAAAGCATCACACGTCTTTACTGGTCTCCAAGTTCATGATGAATATGGTTACTGGGATACTACACAGAAGTTTGTTGACTGTATGAACGCAGTAGCAGATCAAAATCGCACACACAAAGTAAAACTTGAAGCACCTTTTAGCTTGCTTTCAAAGTATGACGAAATTAAAATTGCACAAGAGCTCGGCAATGTTAAGTTTGATTATACTTTAACTTGCTATAATCCGGATGATAATGGCAATTCTTGTGGTGTATGTCCTTCATGCTCAGAACGAATTGCCAACTTTATTAAAGCACAGGTTAGGGATCCTATTCCCTACAAGCCTGGTATTGATTGGGATAGGTTTATTCGTTAATGTGTTCTATTATCGGTTCATTTAATAAAGATACTATTGTTGACCTCGTAAAGCTTAACCTCTATCGAGGTCAACATTCCTATTCTTTTAGCTATTATGATCCTAAGACTAAAATTATCACTTATATGAGAAAAGATCTAGGATCTATTCCTGTAGAAGATATTATTA